AATAAGGGCCAATGATCTGGAATTTCGTCATGTAATCCTGAAAAGCCCACTCAAGATGTTCTCGAGGAAGACCGGGAGTCGTGTCAAAAGAATAGCGCGCAGATTTAGACCACATGGAACGGCCAAAACGCGGCTTGCCAAAACTCCAATCTGGCCACTCTTTCTTGACCGAATCAGCAATAACGGTGTCCACGACACGGGATTTATAAAATGCCGTTGTGGGACGAATGCCTACGAATTGAGCTCCTTGTTTCTCAACAATGTTCTCGTCTGAGTCCTTTTCTGTCTCCTGACTCTCTTCTTCTCGACTGCGCAACCACGCAACACTCTCCATAATGCTACTACGCGGTATGGCGGGCTGAACCACCAATGTAGGAGCGCCATTAACCTCGCGCGCATATTCCGAGCTCGCAGGCTGAAGAAGCGAACCCGATCTGTCCATGAAACGCTGTAGCGCTAACTGAATGGTGTCAGGTGTTGGGCAATAGGACATCGCGAAACGTTTATCCTCGACGAGTCCACCGATGTGAACTCCAACAATAGCCGGGTGTGAACCGGGCGCAACGTAAACTCCACAGCATGCCCCCTTAAAGGTGTTTCGAGGCCACATCCACAGAGCAACAGGGCAATTGTTGTTACGAGGATCGAAATTGCGAGTTCCACGCAACTCCTCAAGGACTAAATCTATTCCGCAGGTCTCATTGGAACGCCACATGAATGTGGCATTGTTGACAGGAGCATTGGGATTGAAATAAGGGATCAAATTCTTCTTGGAACGCGAAGATATCCACCCGAAGGCAAAGTCAGAATTCGGGACTTTCCAAAAATTCGCAGGAGTGACAGTTTTGGGAGTTTCGGTGGTTTGCGAAATCTTATCCGCTATCAACCATCTTTTTTCGCATGTTGGAACCGCGTGTGCGGGTAAGCAAAGCAGCCCTGTATCCAACCAAAACACGTCATTCATGAACTTCTTTTCCCCGCTTGTGACGTCGAAAAGAACACTAATGTTTTTCTCCACTAACCCTTTCAACTGAGCGAAAGTCATATTTGGATTCCGATAACTCATTTTGGTTCCGACAACAGTCTTCTTCCATTCGTCAATGACTTCATTTTTCCGCTTAAGGGATTCCTCCCCCTCTTCTGTGAACAACCACTGGTCTTCAACCCTTTCTTGCAGTTCCTTACCTTGAGGATCAGCCTCGGGTTCCTTGACACTATCATCCTTCAGCAGCCAATGCATGTACGTCGCAGCAGTGGCAAGCAATCCACCAACCGCTATGACATTAAGAATGCCTTTAACGTAAGGAGAATACTTGTCCCGCTCGCGCGCGGCGGATTGGGACATAACTCCTCTTTTCCGGGAAAGATATTCGTACCCGCTTCCCAGAG